TATTAAAGAACATTGAGCGTAATGAGAAAAATAATAGGATGAGAACTGAGTTGACGGAGGAGAGTATAGAAGATATTCTTCGCAAAATAGATGACGAAGCTTATAATCCCCAAGGATTATTGGAAGATGCAATGCAAAGAATATCAAATGCATGGACTGGTTTCATCAACGGAACTGAGATATTTAAGGAATGGATAAGATATATTAATGATACGGTTATTGCACAATTTGCTAATGGTGCAATTACTTTTTTGAATGATTCTTTGAACAATGTTAACAATTTGTCGATTATAGCTAAGGGTGTTATATTATCTGTATTATCAACATCTATTTGTGGAATTTTATATTTTGTAGTGAGCAAATTTAATTTGAAAGGTAGTGATATATTAAAGTCACTTCATGAAGTGACTCTCGAAACTAAGGAATTTTTTTCGCAAGGATTATTGGACATTGAACGAGATTTACCTCAAGTTATTAGTGATATGCACAAATTTTCAAAAATAATAGTAAGACGTTCCGATAATTATATGCAGCATGCTATAGTTAGCGGCAATAAGATTATGGTTCCAGCTCATGCAACGTATGTTGATGAGCTAGTAGACGTTTATCAATCTTGGGACCATTACCACAATAAGCATAAGGAAATGGAAGCTGTTAGTTTAGTTCTTGAGAAGGAGTTTATATCATGTGATATAGCTATATATAAATTTAATCAAACTTTGCCCCTTTATAAGAAGTGTCACCATTTGTTCAACAACTTTAATACATGTGTGAATAGAAATCCCACCGCCTATATAATTTCTGCTGATAAAACAGCCGTTGTTATACGTGGTCTTAATGTTAAGAAAAACGATCAAATTGTTTCATACGGTGATAAGATAAGATACAATCATGCTGTAGGTAGCGGTTATATACATCCCATATCTGAAGCCGGTTTTTGCGGTTCATTTATGTGTGATTCATCAGGTGATATATTTGCCATGCATGTAGCAGGAAATGGAGCAACTGGTTTTATGGTTTCCCCTAGTGACTTAGTTAAACAGCAGATACGAGATATTATGTTAGATACGATTGAGTGTGAGTTTGACATTGATGTTAAAGTTGTGCCAGGTATGTCCGGTGCAA